ATAATGGCAGTCAATAGATACTTCAATCAGTTTCCAGGACAAAATAGATTTAATAATGAGTCCATGCTTTTGGAAGACTTAATCAATGAGTCTATACAAATCATGGGTCATAACTGTTATTATATACCAAGAGAGTCGTTTGATAATGGCGATATGGTATTTGGTGAGTATAGCAAATCTAAATTCAACAAAGCATATATGGTTGAACTATATCTTGCCAACGTTGAAGGATTTGAGGGTCAGTCCGACTTCTTCTCCAAGTTTGGTCTAGAGATTAGAGACACATCAAATTTCATAGTTTCTCGCCGTGCTTTTGCTAAGTATATTCCAACATACTCCAGATTTAGACCACAAGAAGGTGATCTAGTTTACGTTCCTCTATTACATAAGATGTTTGAAATTAAGTTTGTTGAACAGGAACTTATGTTTCACTCACTTGGTAAAAGACTACCATTCGTTTATGAAATGCGTTGTGAGGCCTTCCGCTTCTCACAAGATGAAATTGACACCGGTATTGATGAAATCGATCAAGTTGCTGCTGAAAATGCTTACACAGAAAAACTTGTTCTGAATACAAATGGAACAGGACTGATTTACGAAGAAGATGTAGTGTTTCAAAGTCCAGACGGAACATTTGCTAATTCTACAGCACATGCCACAGTAAAAGACTGGTTCAAAGCAAACGGCGCACTATTCATATATGATGTAACTGGATCGTTCACAGCAAATGCCAACGTATATGCTAATTCAACTAATGCCATATATAGAATGGCATCTAAAGACGATATGACAGACTATGTAATCTATGATATATTTGATAATAAAGATTTAGATACAGGTGCAGACTTGATTCTCGATCTATCGGAAGTTAACGTATTCGGTGCACCATAATGCTCAATAATCCACATTACTATCATCAACTTACCAGAAAAGCAGTAGTTCTATTTGGTAGAATGTTTGATGATGTTATAATTGTTAGAAAAAATGATCAGACTTCCAAAGAGGTCAGTCGATTTCGTGTGCCTATCGTATATGCACCAAAAGAGAAGATGGTTACAAGAATACTATCCGATCCTGATTTGCTAAGACAACTCGGTAGCATTCTTCCTAGAATGAGTTTTGAGATTACAGGCATTTCATATGATTCACAGAGAAAACAAAACTCATTACTTAAGGCAGCAAAGTCAAACACCACAACCCATGTTACATCTTCTTATATGGGTGTTCCATATGATATAACATTTTCATTAAACATCTATGCAAGAAACATAGATGACGGAACACATATTGTTGAACAGATTTTGCCATTCTTTAATCCAGACTTTACTGTTACAACCAACATGATTCCTGATCTAGGTATGCTTAAAGACATACCAATCATTTTGAACAGTGTTTCAAATCAGATTGAATATGAAGGTGATTACGACTCTGTAAGATATGTTTATTGGACACTAAACTTTACCATGAAAACATATTACTATGGTCCAATCTCTTATCCAAAGATCATTCGCACAGTATATACAAATATCTACAACGATCCTACTTTGCAGTCCGGATATATAACTAGAATGAATCTTTCTTCTGCTAATGGTATCTTTAAGTCAGAAGACCTAGTTTATCAAGGCGATTCGTATAAAACTGCTACAGCATATGGAGTTGTTGTAAATTATAATCCAAATACATACAAATTAACATTAGGTGCTACGCAAGGCCAGTTTACTGTTAATAGTGCTATTCATGCGGTCTCTACAAATGGAGCGGCAACTATTAGTTCATTTGAAGTTAATCCAATGAAACTGGCTGAAATTAAGATTACTCCTGATCCTGTAACGGCAGAACCAGATGATGACTACGGATATACAGTTGATGTGACAGAGTGGCCTGAAACGGAGTTATGATATGGGTGTTGAAAAAAACTTGTCGGATGCTTTAGGTATCGCACATGAACCTGTGGTGATTAAAAAAGAAGAATTGGTAGAGTATGATCCGCCAGAAGTTTTAGAACTACCGGACGAAGATGAAGATTATAGATTAGTTAGACACACACTACGTAATCTTATAACGAAAGGTAACGACGCACTAGATGAAATCGTCACAATCGCTAAACAAAACGAAAGCGCAAGAGGTTTTGAGGTTGTTTCTAATCTCATCAAAACTATTGGCGAAACGTCGAAAGACCTATACGCCTTACAAAAACAGAAAAAAGATTTAAGAGAACCAGATCCTGCTTCTGATCCTCGTAAAAAGAGTGCAGAATCAATTAATGTTGAACAAGCGGTATTTGTTGGATCGGCAGCAGAATTATTGTCTGCATTAAAGAAACAAAAAGAAGACAATGGCCAGAACACCGTTTAGTTATCAGAATAACCCCAATCTACCTAACGAGCAGTATAGGCATTCATTCACTCAGATTGAACTGGATGAATATATCAAGTGTGCTGACGATCCTGTTTACTTTGCCAAAAAATATATCAAGATTATCAACGTTGATGAAGGTTTGATTCCATTTAGAATGTGGGACTTTCAAGAAAGAATGATGTCCACATTTCATGAGAATCGTTTCTCTATCTGCAAACTACCTCGTCAGGTTGGTAAATCAACAACCAGTGTTGCATATATTCTGCATCAAATATTGTTCAATGAAAACTTTGTGGTTGCTATTCTTGCTAACCGTGCTCCAACGGCAAGAGAACTATTGGGTAAACTAAAACTAGCATTCGAGTATTTGCCTATGTTTCTCAAGCAAGGCATCAAAGAATGGAACAAAGGTTCTATCTATCTTGCTAATGGTTCAAGAGTTCTAGCAGATTCCACATCAGGTTCATCTGTTCGTGGTTTCTCGTTCAATCTAATCTTTCTGGACGAGTTTGCATTCGTGCCTAATAATATTGCCGAAGAGTTTTTCAATTCAACATATCCTACAATTTCATCTGGTAAAACGTCTAAGGTTGTTATCGTTTCTACACCAAACGGAATGAATCTATTCTATAAGATGTGGACCAAAGCAATTGAAAAGACTAGCACCTATGTGCCTATTGAAATTCATTGGTCGATGGTACCTGGTAGAGACTTGGCATGGAAAGAAGAAACTATTCGTAACACCAGTCAAAGACAGTTCGATCAAGAGTTTGAGTGTGAGTTCTTAGGATCAACTAATACACTAATTAGTGGTTCTAAACTAGCAACATTACATTGGAAAGAACCTATTCGTAAAATAGAGCATCTGGACATATTTGAAGAACCTATTCACAAGCATACATATGTTTTGTGTGCTGATGTATCGGAAGGTCAAGGACTAGACTATTCATCATTTTCCATTTTCGATGTAACTCAAATTCCATATAAACAGGTTGCTAAATATCGTAATAACGAGATTAGTCCTATGCTTTTGCCTGCTGTGATCTATTCTGCGGCAAGACAATACAATGAAGCATTTGTTCTAATTGAAATTAATTCTATTGGTCTACAGGTCGCAGACATTCTACATTATGAATTGGCATACGAGAATCTTTTGAAATTTCAATTAAAGGGCAAGCAAGGTATGCAGGCCTCAGGTGGATTTGCTGCTGGTAAGAACAAACTCGCCTTTGGTCTAAAGATTACAGCACAGTCTAAAATGATTGGATGTGCCAATCTTAAAACACTTGTTGAGAATGATAAACTAATACTTAATGATGAAGATACAATCACAGAGTTGTTTTCATTTTCTGCAAACAAAAAAACATTCATGGCCGAAGAAGGTGCTAATGACGACTTAGCAATGACTTTGGTACATTTTGGATGGTTAACAGCACAGAAATTATTTAAAGAAACAGTTTCAAATGATATCCGATATGTTCTCCAGAAAGAACTATCATATCTTCAAGATGTAGAAAACGTGCCATTTGGATTCATTGACAACGGTTTAGATGATGTTGTGGAACAAGATGCAAGTGGTGATATATGGCGTCGTGAAAGAGAACAGTTATATCCATTTGATGATCTAAATTATAAATGGGATACCAGACTGTGAGTTCTCAAAACATCGAAAACAATAAATAAGGTAAAGATGGATTAAACCATTCTAACCTTAAAAAGGAGTAAAAGATGGCATATGCTTTATCACCAGGAGTAACATGGTCCGAAATTGATCTTACGACCATTGTTCCCTCCGTTTCTACTACAGAAGGTGCATTTGTCGGAGATTTTGCGTGGGGTCCTATTGAAGAAGTTGTATCTATTGGCAACGAATTAGAACTAGTTCGTTGGTTCCACAAGCCAGATGCAAATAACTTCACATCATGGTTCACAGCAGCAAACTTTCTAGGATACGCAGAGGCACTAAAACTAGTTCGTGTTGCTAATACAACATCCGCACTAAATTCAACTTCAGGTAATACCGCTATTCTAATTAAGAATAGAGATCAATATGAAAACGATTATCTAGACTTATCAGCACCAGGTCAACATGGTATGTTTGCCGCTCGTTATGCAGGCGATTTGGGTAATGGTCTAAAAGTTTCTGTATTTGCAGGTTCAAATAATCCGGCAGCATTTAATGCATGGGAATATGGAGAAGAGTTTGACCGAGTTCCTGGAACATCTGCATACGTTAGTGCCCGTGGTGGCGCCAACGACGAAATGCACGTTATTGTTGTTGATACACAAGGTAAGTTTGCTGGCGTTGCAAATACAATTCTAGAAAAGTTCTCTTATGTTTCTAAGGCAAGAGACGCTAAGAATGATGATGGTTCTTCAAATTACTGGGTAAATGTTCTTAATGATCGTTCTGAATTTATCTATCCATTGAATCCAGCATTAAATGTTTCTACATTTGCAGCAGATACTTCAACTTGGGGAAGTCTGGCAGAAGGTATTTCATTTGCTCAGGGTAATGTGTCTTATACAAGCACATTGGCAAATGGTACACTTGGTACTACAATGGCTACAACTGCTCAAATTGAACTAGGTTATGATCTATTCAAAGATTCTGAAACCTGGGATATTTCACTAATCATGACTGGTGGTCATTCTCAGACTGTAGCAGAATATGTTGTTGAGAACATTGCTGGTGGTACAACAGGAGCACCAGATACTGGTCGTCGTGACTGCGTTGTATTCATTTCACCAGACATGGAAGATGTTGTTGATAACGCAGGTTCAGAAGCAACAGATATTGTTGCAAAGAGAAATGATTTCAATTCAACATCATTTGCTGTTATGGACTCTAACTGGAAGAAGCAGTTCGACAAGTATAACAATGTTTATCGTTGGATTCCACTAAACGGTGACATTGCTGGTCTATGCGCCAGAACAGACTTCGAAAGAGATCCATGGTTCTCACCAGCAGGTTTCAATCGTGGTCACATCAAGAATGTTACTCGTCTTGCTTGGAATCCTGGTAAGGATGATCGTGACACTCTTTATAAGAATGGTGTCAATCCAGTTGTTCAGTTCAAGGGTGAAGGCGTTGTTCTATATGGTGATAAGACCATGTTGACCAAGCCATCAGCATTTGATCGCATCAACGTTCGTCGTCTATTCATTGTTCTTGAAAAGGCAATTACCAAGGCATCAAAGTATTCTCTATTCGAGTTCAACGATGAGTTCACCAGAGCGCAGTTCGTTGCACTAGTAGAGCCATACCTAAGAGACGTAAAGGGTCGTCGTGGTATCTACGACTTCCGTGTTGTTTGCGACGAAACAAACAATACACCAGAGGTTATTGATAGAAATGAGTTCATCGGAGACATTTATATCAAGCCAGCAAGAAGCATTAACTTCATCCATCTTAACTTTATTGCAGTTAGAACGGGTGTTGCTTTCTCCGAAGTTATCGGTAAGTTCTAATAAATAATAGCAAAGGAGAAAACTAAAAATGCCTTTTAACGTTCAAGAATTTAGAGCATCATTAGTATCAGACGGCGCTCGTGCAAGTCTGTTCGATGTTCAGCTAACATTCCCAGTTGTGGTAGCAACTGGAGGCACCGCCCCAGGTGCCTTCGGTACTGCCCAACAGCAGGTTACATTTAGAGCAAGATCAACATCACTACCAGGTGATTCCATCTCCTCTATCGGTCTAAACTACTTTGGTCGTGAGATTAAGGTAGCAGGCAATAGATCATTCACAGATTGGTCTTTCACAGTTATTAACGACGAAGACTTTAATCTAAGAAATGCATTCGAAAGATGGATGTCTGGTATCAATTCACACGTTAGCAATCTACGCACACCTGCGTTGCTATCCGGTGATGGTGGTTATCAGCAAGACGCTTATGTCACTCAGTATGGTAAAGCTGGTGATGTTATCAAGGTTTATAAACTAGTCGGTTGTTTTCCAACTGACGTTTCTGCTATCGACCTTGATTGGGGTGCTGATAACATTGAAGAGTTTGCTATTACATTCGCCTACCAGTGGTGGGAGTCTGTAGAAACTACGGATGCTTCTTCATCTGCTTCTCTAATTCAGACCTTCTAAATAATAAGATATGGTCGGGGTCAATCCCCGACCATTATATAAAAGGATATAAAGTTGAAATTATTTGGTTTTGAACTAGGTTCACCTGAAAAGCAACAAACTATTGCTAAGATCGGACCTGATACACCTCAGGCTAAAACTTTTGCTCTGCCTCAAAACGAGGACGGAGCGGTTACTGTTGCTGGTGCTGGTTACTATGGAACATATGTTGATCTAGACGGTACGTTTAGAAATGAAACTCAACTTATTACAAAGTATAGAGAACTTGCTATACAACCTGAAACTGAAACAGCATTAGATGAAATTGTCAATGAAGCAATCGTTCACGAAGACGGTGGCGAAATTGTTCAGATTAACATGGATGATGTTAAAGTTCCTTCAAGAGTTAAAAAACTTATTGAGGATGAATTTAATCATATTTTAAAGATGCTTAACTTTGGTAACATGGGACATGAAATCTTTCGTCGTTGGTATATCGATGGTAGATTGTTTTATCATCTTGTCATAGACGAAGCAACACCCGAGTTTGGTATTCAAGAAATACGTTACATCGATCCAAGACGCATTCGTAAAATTCGTGAAATCCAAAAGATGCGTGATCCTGCTACAGGCATCGAACTAATCAAAAAGCAAATTGAATATTATCTTTATAATGAAAAAGGTATGATTGGTGCAGGTACTAATCTAGGTTCCAAGATCGCTGTTGATTCTATTGTCAACGTCAATTCTGGTCTTATGGATCCAAAGCAGACTATGGTGCTTTCTTATCTACACAAAGCAATTAAACCGTTTAACAATCTACGCATGGTCGAGGACGCAACTGTTATCTATCGTCTAAGTCGTGCTCCCGAGCGTAGAGTTTTCTATATTGACGTTGGTAATATGCCAACAGTCAAAGCAGAACAATATGTCCGTGATATCATGGTCAAGTATCGTAACAAGTTGGTTTATGACTCATCTACAGGTGAAATCAAAGACGACCGCAAGCATCTATCAATGCTAGAAGACTTTTGGTTACCTCGTCGTGAAGGTTCTAAAGGTACCGAGATTAGCACACTAGAAGGTGCAAGAAATCTTGGTGAACTGGAAGATGTTAAATATTTCCAAACAAAACTATACAAGGCCCTTGGTGTTCCAATTTCTCGTCTAGAACAAAATCAAGGTTTCTCATTAGGTCGTACCACAGAAATCACAAGAGATGAACTTAAGTTTATGAAGTTTGTTATGAGACTTCGTAACAAGTTTTCCACACTATTTGACGATCTTCTTCGTGTTCAGTTAGTTCTTAAAAATATATGTACCGAAGAAGAATGGAAAGAAATCAAAGAAGACATTTGGTATGATTTCAAGAAAGACAATAACTTTGACGAAATCAAAGAGGCAGAACTACTAAATCTTAGACTTGATACACTACAAAAGATTGATCCTTTTGTTGGTAAGTATTACTCTGCTCTTTGGGTTCGTAAAAATCTATTGCAGCAATCTGACGAAGACATTGAAGAAATGAATGCTCAAATGGAGCAAGATAATGCTATCATGGCACAGCAGCAAGCACAACAGCAACAGCAGATGGCCATTGATCAACAAGCACAACAGCAACAAGATATGCAAAATCAAATTGCATTTAATGCACAATCACAGATTGCTCAGGCCGAAGTGAATAAAGAAGTTGAAAAGATTACTGGACCAGATTCTGGACCAAGTAAATCTGAAAAAACAGGACAAGATCATGAGTCCAAGATGATGGATAAAAAGATCAAACTTGCACAGATTCAATCAAAGAAATCATCCGCTCCTGCAAAGAAAAAGACAGTAGCAGAACAAGCAAGAGATTTGCGTCTGACATATGTTGGCGGCGGCAAGTATGCAGATGATGGTAATGTTGTTACACATATTAATGAAAACGGCAAACTATTGCCAGTATAAATAAGGATCAGATCATTGTCACTTAAGAGTGTTAAAACATTAACAGCATCAGACATTGCAAAGAAATGGAAATTAGACATTAACAAAGTTAATAGTCTTATTGATGATGGTGCTAAGATTGAACACGAACATGACAAAAACATGAAGAATGCAAGAGAAATTGCTAGAGACCATATATCTGAAAGACCCGATTACTATAAGAAACTTCGTAAAATGGAAAAGACAAAGATTTCTATGAAAGAAGGCATCTCAACTGTACCAGAAAGAGAGATTCCTGTAGTTGGTGATCTAACTGGTGCACCGAGAACCATAGCAAAAGGTTCTACTAAAATTGATGAAATTAAAATGCCTAAAGTCTCACCAAAAGTCAAAAAGGCCGCTAAGGTTGGCATGACACTAGCAAATATAGCAACATTAGGTCAAGTTGCTGGCGATGCTGCTGAAGGACGTAAAGGTGCTGATCCTAAGAGAGGTATGTTGGCTGCAGTTTCTACATTACCAGGTCCTGTTGGTTATGGTGCTATGGGTCTAAACTACACTGTCAAAGGTTATGATAAAGCAAGAGAACATCTAAGATCGAAGATAGGGAAGAAAATGGAAGAAGCCACATTTCAGGGAAAAAAGGTTCCTCTTAACAAACCAATGAAGGGTGATGTTAAGAAATCAAAAGTATTCGTTGATCCTGATGGTGATGGTAAGGCGCAAAAAGTAAACTTCGGCGATCCTAACATGACAATTAAAAAGTCTAATCCTGCTCGTCGTAAGAGTTTTAGAGCAAGACATAATTGCGACAATCCAGGTCCTAAGACAAAAGCAAGATATTGGTCTTGTAGAGCATGGGAAGAAACACAGATTAGTGAAGATTGGCAATCTGTAAATCGTAAAGATAAAACAGATGGACTATCTCAAGCCGCTGTTAATGCATATCGTCGTGAGAATCCAGGTTCCAAACTACAGACAGCCGTAACAGAAAAGAATCCATCGGGAAAACGTGCTGCACGTCGTAAATCATTCTGTTCTCGTATGTCTGGTATGAAAAAGAGATTAACATCTGCTAAGACTGCAAGAGATCCGGATTCACGTATCAATAAAGCACTACGCAGATGGAACTGTGAAGAAGAAACACAGATTCACGAAATTTCTGCCGAACTAGTCGGCAAGGTTTCTAATGCTCGTTTCTTTCGTGGTGAAGTACCAAGCAAGGTGCTAACCCGTGCAATCAATAAAAAGTTTGTTGAATCTGGTAAAAAAGATAAAGGTAAAGGTAAAATAGAAAAAGAAGTAAAAGAAGCAGTAATGGCAATGCCACCGCAAATTCAGCCACCTGCTATTCATGGTTCGCAACGTGCTGGAATTCAGAGACAGGTTTCTAAACCAACATCTGTATCTGGTAGAGCATCCGGTAGATTATCTGGACAAGGTGGTTCAATGACTGGTCAGGTTCAAGTTCAAAGAGCCGCACCACCAAGAGCGCCAACTTATTCTATGCCTTCTGGTCAGCGTGGTTCTATGTCAGCATCACCAACAAAGACTTCAATGTCATTCTCACAAGGTGGCACAAATGTTGGTGGAAAGATGGCAGCATCAAAGCAAACCAGTTCAGTTGTAAAAGGTATGACTTCTGCTGGACGTGAAGCCGCTGCTGTAGTATCCAAAGCAGCACCTATGGCATCAAGAGTTGCTGGTGCTGCACTAAGAATTGCTGGTGGACCAGCTGCTACTGCCGCGGCCGCTGTAATGTCTCCTACCGCTGCTAATGCGGGTGAAAATGAAAAGAAGAGACAAGAAACCTTAAAGAGTTATAATCCATATAAAGCACAAGGTCGTTCTGTTTCTGATTACGAAAAGCAAGCACTAACACCTCAGAAGTATGATACACCAAAAGCAGCAGCACCTAAGACAGATGCTCCTACACCACCAAAAAGACCAGATTATTTTAGTCGTGGTCAAGCATTTCAGGCTGCTCGTGGTGAAGCTGGTGGTGGTGAAGGTAAGTTTTCTTATGATAATAAAACATATCAGACAAACGTTTCAGGTGAAAAGTATAAACCCGAATCACAACTAAAGCAAACAAGTATTAAAGAGGAAACCAAAATGGATACCAAAGACATTATCAATGAAGCAATTGATAACATCCTTAGCAACAATCTAGTTGATATGAAAGAAAATCTTCTTACTGCTATTCAAGAAAAAGCAATTGAAAAACTTGAAGAAAAGAAAAAAGAAATCGCATCTAACTATTTTGCACAGTAAGAGGTAATAAAGAATGAAGACCCTAAAGCAAATTCGTGAAGAATATGATGCTAAATTTTTGGACAGATTTGATTCTGCTCCTGATGAACTTATGCTTGAAGGTCGTGATTCAAGTAAATCAATTAAAGTGCCGTCAGCAAAGCAAATGCCAGTTATGTTGGTATTTCGTAGATTGCAATATAGAATATTTCCTGATAGACAAGTTGTTGCTCTATACTATTCTAGTATGGTCAATAAGTATCTTTCTATTCCTTTTGGACCAGAAGGTAATCTAAATCTAAGTGAGTCTGTAATTCTAGATGAAGAACAACTGGATGAATTTCTACAATTTGCCCCGGCTATCGCTGGTGCAATAGAAGCAGGTGGAGCAGCAGTAACAGGTGCTGCTGCTAGAGGATTAGCAATGGCAGGCGCTCGAACTGCTGCAAGACAGGTTGGTAAACTCGGCATTCGTAAAGTCGCAGGAGGTTACCTAAAACGTGGTGTTAAGGCCCTTGGTAAACAAGTTGCCAAGAATGCTCTTAAAAGTGCAATATCTGGTGATGAAAAGGAAAAACAACCATCAGCATCCGATCAAATAAAAAGTTCTGTCATGAAATCTGAAATTAGACCACAGTCGGATGTTGTTAGAAAATCATCTTGGGATATTGGTTCAAACAAGGCACTAGAAACCAGAAAATCTCAGATTAGATCGGCAGATATTGCACAAGCAAGAAACACACTAAGCGGTGGATTGCGTGAAAACAAAATGTCCGATCTCCGTGACATGATCAACGAAGGTATAGAGTTAAAGACATTAGAAATTAATGGAAGACAAGTTAACATAAATATGGGTATGGCAAAAAGAATACTTGAAGTTTATGACTCGGTAAATACCAAGAACAAAAAGATTGTTGAAGGTATGTTAAATGAAGACCTTGAGTCCTTCAAGAAGTTATTAAATTTCTCAATTAGGAAATAACAATGGCAACAACATTAAATAAACAAACTTTAGTAGATACCAACAGACATTCTGTTATTAAGATTGTTGGTTCTGGAGGCACCGATTCAAATGCTTCACTAGTTGTAGCATCTTCTCTTGCATATGCTATTAATGCAACTGGATCTGTCAGCACACTGAATCCAAAACGTCTAAACAGAGTTGCTATCAAAAGAATTTGGGGTCAGGGTCAACTATCGACAGGATCAGTTACATTGAAATGGGGCGGTAACTCCAATAGTTCTATCGTGACATTTGGTAGTGGTTGGTTCGATTATAACTTTGATTCTGGTAGCACACCAGGCACAATCGAGATTCCTGATCAAGCAAATTGCACAGGTGATATTGTGTTTTCTAGCACAGCAGGAGCAACAGATACCTGGACATTGTTTATTGATCTAAAGAAAGATGGTCGTGACTATGATCAAGGTCAGACCAGAGATCCAGCAGCATTTAACTCAAGGGCATATACCTCATGAGAGAACTAGTCGAAAACATTTTAACAGGCAATAACGTAGAAGCACATAAAATTTTTGAATCTCGTTTGAATCAGATTATAGAAAAGAAACTCTATGAGATGAAACGAATGATTCAGGCTGAAGTTTTTGGCGGTATGTCTAAAGAAGATTTGCAAAAAAGAAAAGATGCAGGATTTTTTAAAGCCGCCGATTATTATGAAGCAATGCAAAAGTTAAAAGATTTGGAAACTTCTGCTAAAGCAAAAAAAGAAGAAAAACCAAAAAGTAAAAAAAAAGATATGAAAGAACAGTATAGATATATGGGAAAATCTGAGAAAGATATTGAGTCTGCCGCAGCAGGAGCAGGTGAAAGATTAGGTAAACAGGCGGCCGCCGCGGCGAAAGCGATAGCAGGTGAAAGACCGTCTGAACCGGAAGAAAAGACTCCTAGAGACATGTCATCCATCAGATCATCAGCATGGTCAGATAAAAAACAGAAATCAAAAATAGGCCCTTATCTCAAAAGAATTGAAGATAAGAAACGACGTATGGCACAACAAGGTCGTGTCGATACTATTGCAAAACAAGCCATAGGAAATTTAGTTCGTGGAAAAAATATTGGAAAAAATATTGGCAGAATTGCTAAGTATGGAACACAGTCAAGTCCAATCAAGTCCATCAAAGGTGGTCATGACGTTTGGATGGGCAAAAAAGAACCAACGACACTAAAGGGTAAAGGTATTGCTCTTGTTAGAGATATCTTATCACATCCCGGAGGATAAATACTAATATGAAACTTATTAGAGAAGAAATTCAAAACGTTCAGTATCTTGTAGAAACTGCTAAAGACGGCACTAAAAATTACTTTATTGAAGGTATTTTTATGCAGGCCGAAAAGCAGAACAGAAACGGTCGTGTCTATCCAATGAACGTGCTTTCTAAAGAAGCAGACAGATACAACCGTGAATACGTTCAAAAGAACAGAGCATTTGGTGAACTAGGTCATCCAGAGAATCCTCAAATTAACCTAGATCGTGTTTCACATATGATTACTAAGTTATATCCTGATAGAACAAACTTTATTGGTAAAGCAAAGATATTAGATACTCCTAACGGAAAGATAGTTAAGAGTCTACTAGACGGCGGTGCAAGTCTTGGTGTGTCTACAAGAGGCGTAGGGTCTCTTCGTCCACATAATGGTTACCAGCAGGTACAAGACGACTTTAAGTTGGCTACAGCGGCAGACATTGTAGCAGATCCAAGTGCGCCAGACGCTTTTGTGCAAGGCATCATGGAAGGTAAAGAGTGGATATTTGAAAATGGTAAATGGAAAGAGATGCATAACGAAAGAGCAAAGAAACTAATTCGTGAAGCATCTCGACATGATATTGAAGACGTTGCCTTGAAGATTTTTGAAAACTATATTTCAAAACTTTGAAATTACTAAATAAGGAAAAGGAGTATTTCTAATATGTCTAAATCTCTAACAGAAGCAGCCAAGGCTGTTCTAGAAGGAAGAACACTAGACGAAGGTTATGGATCAAATCCATATCCATCAGTTGGTGGCGGATCTGTATCTAATCCAGATCCTGTTGATCCTTCTACAGCATCCACAGGTAATGCAAAAACACTACGTCCTGGTGCTAAGTCAGTTGACCAGAGACAGGCACAGACTGGCAAGGGTGCACCCGGGCCAGAAGCATTTCCAGGTCCAGAGGATCTAGGTGGTGCAACACCAACATCTACAGCAAAAGATAATCTAGGAGCCAAGGCTGCTGGTGGTAACAAGAGAGACACATCTGTAAAGGGTTCTGGATCACATGCAGAACCAGCAAAGCATCTTGAAGAGGATGATGAGGTCGAAGGTGATGTAGTAGAAGAAAACGCTACACCAACTCTAGCCGAGCGTCTAAAGGCCATTAAAGAGGCCCGCAAGATGTATGAAAAGAAAGAAGAAGAGGAAGACGAAAAAGAAGAGAAGCATGAAGGCAAGATGGAAAAGTGCGACGAGGACGTTGAACTTTCCGAAGAGCTGGAGTCCTTCATCGAAGAGGCTATTGAAGCCGGTCTTTCAGAAGAAGAAATCATGGAAGCCATTGATGATAACTTTGAGTTCGTTTCAGAAGAGTCAGAAGAAATTGCTGAGGAACTAGAGAACTACGAAGTTGATATGTCCGAGCATGTCGATGCTCTTCTAGCAGGTGAGAACCTATCAGAAGATTTCCATGCTAAGGCTACCACAATCTTCGAAGCAGCAGTTAAGTCAAAACTAGAAGAAGAGGTTGCTCTACTAGAACAGGCATATGCCGAGACTCTAGAAGAGAGAGTTGCAGAAATCGTTGAACAACTATCCACAGACGTTGACAACTATCTAAACTACGTTGTTGAGCAGTGGGTTGAGGAAAACGAAGTTGCAATCGAGTCTGCTCTACGCAGCGAACTAACAGAAGATTTCATTTCAGGTCTTCGTGCCCTATTCGCAGAACATTATATCGATGTTCCAGAAGATTCAGTAAATGTCGTTGAGGAACTATCTTCAACAGTTGAGGAACTAGAAGAAAAACTTAATGAAGAGATTGAGCGCAATGTTCAACTAACAGCAGCACTTAATGAGTCAGTTAAGTATGAACTAGTGTCCCAGGTTTGTGAAGGTCTAACAGCAACTCAGGCAGAGAAACTAAAGTCTCTTGCAGAGAACGTTACTTTCACAGATGAAGATGAGTTCATTGAAAAGATTTCAACACTAAGGGAGAATTACTTCTCAAATGCTGTCAAGACAGACGAAGTTCTTGACCGTGCAGAATCACAGGATCCAAAGATGATTTCAGAATCAGCACTCGAAGGTCCAATGAGTCTTTACGTCCAGGCACTTGGTAGAAGTCTTCCAAAGTAATTTAAAACTAACTTTAGTTAAACAGAAAGAAGGAAACTAAAATGTATCTTACAGAAAATCTAGAGCAGAAGTGGTCCCCAGTTCTCGACCACGCTGGTCTCAATCCAATTAAGGATTCTTATCGCCGTGCAGTTACTGCCGTTGTTCTTGAGAATCAGGAAAAGGCAATGGCCGAGGATTCTCGCCAGCTAAACGAAGCAGCACCAACTAACTCTGGTGGTGGTCTAGGAACAGGAACAAACGTCGCATCATACGACCCAATTCTTATCTCTCTAGTTCGTCGTGCGCTTCCTAACCTAATCGCATACGATGTCTGCGGCGTTCAGCCAATGACAGGTCCAACAGGCCTTATCTTCGCTATGCGTTCACGTTATCGCACAATGAGCGGCACCAATGCTGGTGTTGCTGGTTCAAACGAAGCATTCTTCAACGAAGCAAACACAGCATGGTCTGGTGAGAACAATGCATTCGGTCTAGGTAGCGGCATTCATCCTGCTGGCAACAACAATCCATTTTCTGATACTACACTTGCTGGTAATTCATTCCCAACAGGTACAGGTATGTCAACTGCTGAGGCAGAAGCACTTGGTGACGCTTCAACCAACATGTTCAACGAAATGGCATTCAACATTGACAAGGTTACTGTTACTGCCAAGTCTCGTGCCCTAAAGGCAGAATACACCACTGAACTCGCACAGGACCTAAAGGCAATCCACGGTCTTGACGCAGAGACAGAACTAGCAAACATTCTCTCCACAGAGATTCTTGCTGAAATCAACCGTGAAGTTATCAGAACAATCTATCGTTCTGCTACACTTGGCGCTCAGTATGGTGTTACAACTGCTGGTACATTCGATCTTGACACCGACTCCAATGGTCGTTGGTCAGTTGAGAAGTTCAAGGGTCTAATTTTCCACATCGAGCGTGAGTGTAACGCTATCGCCAAGGCAACTCGTCGTGGTAAGGGTAACGTCCTAATCGTTTCTTCTGACGTTGCTTCTGCTATGGCAATGGCTGGTGTTCTATCTTACACCCCACAACTATCTGCTGATCTAACTGTTGACGACACAGGCAACACCTTCGTTGGTATGCTACATGGTCGTATCAAGGTTTACATCGATCCTTACTTCGGTGGTTCAGCAAGCGGTGACGAACTAGTTACAGTTGGTTATCGTGGTGCATCTCCATTCGACGCTGGTCTATTCTACTGCCCATACGTTCCACTACAGATGGTTCGTGCAATCGGTCAGGATACCTTCCAGCCAAAGATTGGATTCAAGACTCGTTACGGCATGGTTGCAAATCCATTCGCAACTACAGCAGGTGACGGTGTTGTTGGTACCCGTGATGTTGCTACACAGGCAAACATCTATTACCGCATCTTCCGTGTTCGCAATCTAACCTAAGTTAGATGCGTGGCGCAAGCCAGCAACTAAGAGGGGTGCTTCGGCACCCCTTTTTTTTAGTGCAACATACAGACATGGTGAAAAACTTAGATACGATCCACTAACTATTACAGCAATGATGGACGAAGACTTGAGAGTATGGCAAGAGACATATGATTGGTTGAAGTCACTTACTAGACCCACAAGTTTTGCAGAATATCCAAGACAGTCAAAGAAAGAAATATACAAACCATTATATTTTGATGGTTACCTAACCGTCAATACAAATGCTAACAATCCAAATCTTCGTATCAAGTTTCGCAATTGTCATCCTGCGTCTATTGGAATGGTAAACTTCGACACTAAGGTAGATGCTGATTCCATTCCTACTGCTGATTTCACTTTCCGTTACGATGGGTTTGATATAGAAAGACTTTGACTTTTCCTTTTTATTATGTTATAATGAGTGTCTCGGAAAGGATAGATTATGAAACCACCAGTAACAATTGAAATATTGATGTCGTCATGGGCAGAAGATTCCGTTATCGATTCTACATCGATGGAAAAAGAACTGCTAAAAATTTCCCATCTACATGGCAAATATCTAAACGTAATGTCCTACCATAGGCATCTTGTTCGTAAGATGGAAGCAGATTACAAACTGCTAAAAGGTTTGCGTGAAGATTATTATCTTGGTCATCTTACACAAGAAGACTTAGAAGAACGTGGTTGGGAACCTATGCAGCATGTTCTATCTAATCCACAGATTGCTCGTAAACTCGAAACTGACGCCGAACTAAATAAACTGTTGCTCAAAAAGGTTGCTCATGAAGAGATTGTATCTTATTGTGAGAATGTTCTAAAATCTCTACACTCTAGAACATGGGACCTTGGAAACTACGTCAAGTATATTCAACTCTCCTCAGGTAAATAATGAACCATTTGATCTTATATAATCACGACGAAACATATCTTAAAGTCCAATGCGATGAAAGTATTGCATGGGAACTTAGAGATGCATTCTCGTTTCGTCCACCAGGGTTTCAGTTTGTTCCTTCTTACAAGCAGAAACTCTGGGATGGTTATCTACGACTATTCAATCCTGCAACTCGTGTAATCTATCGAGGTCTTGCACCACAGGTCACACAATGGATTACTGACAGAGGTTATACCTATGAATATGCAGATGAAGACCTTGATACATCATTTTCAATAGAAGAGGCAAAAGAATTTGTTGATGCACTTAATCCAAAACATTATCCCCGAGACTATCAGTTGGATGCATTCGTTCATGCTATTCGATCTAGGAGAAGGATTGTATTATCTCCCACTGGCTCTGGCAAGTCTTTGCTGCTATATCTTGTATGCAACTACCTCCTCAAGCAAGGAAAACGAGGACTCTTAATCGTTCCTAGATCCGCTCTTGTTGAACAAATGTTTTCAGACTTTCGACGAGGTGCATCAAGCACAAGCAAAGGCACTAACTGATATTGTATCTAAATGCACCAAAGCGGAGTATCGTTTAGGTGTAACAGGAACATTATCTGGTGCTAAGTCACATGAATGGCAGTTGATGGGATTGTTCGGTCAAGTATATAAGGCCACTACGTCTGCTGAACTTATGGCAAAGAAGCAGTTAGCAGACCTGACAATCAAATGCCTATTGCTAAAGTATAGTGAGGAAGAATGTCAGTATATGAAATCTGCAAGTTATCAAGATGAAATTAAATACATTGTTGCAAATCCTGCAAGGAATAAATTTATAGTCAATCTTGCTCTGTCTCTTGAAGGAAATACCTTACTACTCTTTAACTATGTAGAGTCTCACGGTCAGATTTTATACGACATGCTAAATAAGCGAGCAAAAGATAGAAAGGTGTTTTTTATTCATGGAGGAACTGACGTTGAATCAAGAGAAGAGATCCGAAGAATTGTCGAAAAAGAGCCCAATGCTATTATTGTTGGGTCCGTTGGTGTTCTTAGCACTGGTACTAACATCGTGGCCCTCGATAATGTGGTCTTTGCATCTCCTTCCAAGTCCAAGATTCGTAACTTACAATCAATCGGTAGAGGTCTTAGGGTTAGTGACACAAAGAAATCCGCCACCCTCTATGACATTGCCGACGACTTTAAGTGGAAAGCCAGAGAAAACTTTACCCTCAAACATTTCTTTGAAAGACTTAAGACCTATAGTGAAGAACAGTTCAAGTTCAAAATCTACAAAATCTCAATGAAGGAATGATCTATGTCAGATGATGATAAACCAATTGCAAAGTTTCTACGTTTGCAAAATGGTGATGATGTGATTGCTGAAACAATAGAGATGGAGGATGAAGATGGTATTGTTTATACTCTCTGTCATCCTCTTAAAGTTGTTTACATGCCAACAGAGACAACAGGATATCTTTCTGTTATGTTTATGCCTTGGGTGTTTCCTAAAATTTGTGACGAACAGATTTTTACTATACATGCTGAGGATGTTCTACTCATGACTGACGTGTCTGAGAAGATGAATATATACTACTGGGATAGTGTTAGAACATACACAGAAAAGAGTGAAGTTTCAAATTCAGAATCTGAACCTCAAGAAGAAATTGAAATGACTGAAGAAGAAGAGTTTGAACTTTACACGAAAATAATGGAAAAATTAGGTAGCAAAAGGACTATGCACTAATGGCAACGGAAACTAATCCATACTTAACATTTGAAGATAAAGATTTGACAGATGATTTCGGATTCACCTTCGGCAACGAGGATGACATAGTAGCCGAAGCTCTATCACCAGTTTCAGACGAGATTACTGATTTGAAGAAGAGACTGGAGGCAATTCGAAAGATATACATGCCTCTACTACAGAATCTAGCAAAGAATTCCGATCAACCTATTATCAAGTGGCCAGATCGTGGACCTGTGCTTAAGAAGCAAATGGATAAACTAACGATGTTAACAGAACCTGGTTTCGTTAAGTAGCAGTTAAGTAGTGTTGCTTCGCAACACACTCGCTTCGCTCGTAAGCAGCAATTTGTTATAATGGTGGTTTGTTTCTATAGAGATTATACCAAAGTATGAAAACAGTGTCAAGGGCCTAAATGCATATTTGACAAATTAATTTAATAGTGTATAATATGTGAAGTTTAACTGAGGTATATCAATGACTAAAAAGAAAAATCACTATGTAGATAATCAAAAGTTTTTAGAAGATATTATGGAGTATAAGAAAAGGGTACAGTATGCATCCGAAAACGGATTAGAGAAACCTCGTGTTTCCGAATACTGTGGTAAATGTATCTGGTTGATCACTGAAGGTCTTGCTCGTAAACCTCGCTTTATGAACTATTCTTTTATTGATGAAATGAAATCCGATGCTTTGGAAAACTGCTTTTTATACTTCGACAATTTCAATCCTGAGATTAGTCAGAATCCTTTCGCATACTTCACACAAATCATATACTATGCTTTCCATAGACGTATTTCCAAAGAAGAAAAGAATAGATATATAATGTATAAAAAGTTTCAGGAATCTGTGTTGGACACTCCTGATGCATCATTGATGGTAGATGGTGATGATAATCACTTGATTTCTGCAACAATGTATGATAATCTAAACGAGTTCATAAAGAACTTTGAGGCAAGGGAAAAGGTCAAAAAAGAAAAGAGAAAACTTGCCAAGGAAGGATTGGAGAAATTTGTAGGAGATGACAATGAGTATGAAGAAGGAAGAGACGGAACAGTTTGAGGTGCCATTTCAGGTGCAAAATCTGATTGCTACCTTATCTGATAAGAAAGAACGGGTGCATGTCCGTGGTAACTATCGTATGCGACTAGAATCTATTAGACGAGCATGTGAGAAGGCCATTATCGATTATGATATTGAGATGGGGACAATGAAACCACCGAGATATGGTAAAGGACAAAGATAATGGATATAGATGATTTCGTCGCCGAGATAGATCAGAATATAGAATGGTTCTGTGATAAAGTTGTCGAACCGGTGCCACTGACAAAACAAGACAAAGAAAAGATAATGCGACGAATGATACAATTAGGATGGCTACGGGAGTCGGAACTTGAGACGTATAAAGTGGCTACCCGAGAGGATTGACGAAATCATCTTTTTGGTATATACTGTATCTTTGAATGTGATAATTGAGATAAAGGAAAAGATATGGCGTTGATTGCTATGCCTACTGATACACATGCTGGTGTTCGTAATGACAATCCGGCGTTCCAGTTGTATCAGAAGAAATGTTGGCAGTGGTTCTTTGACTATATTGATGCTAACAATATCAAGCATGTTATCCATCTTGGTGATATCTATGATCGCCGCCGATATATTAACTTTATGTCTGCTAAGCGTCTGCGTGAGGACTTCTTTGAACCATTAGAGGAGAGAGGCATTGAAACTCACATTATACAAGGCAATCATGACTCTTATTACAAGGATACACACGAGGTCAATGCCCTCGATGAAGTTGTATCTGGACGATATCGTTGTATTAGGACTCATTCTACTCCTAGCGTTATATCTATCGATGGCCTCGATATTCAATTGATGCCTTGGATCACGGACTCTAACCGTGCAGAGGCTATCGAAGCAATCGAACATCCAAAAGCATCTATACTCATGGGCCACCTTGAGTTGAACGGTTTCACAATGCATAAAGGACAAATATCGGATCATGGACTTGACAGAAAACTATTTGAAAACTTTGATGCGGTCTACTCTGGTCATTATCACCACCGTAGCACTATTGGCAATATTACTTATATTGGTGCCTTTGGTGAATATACTTGGCATGATTACTCGGACCCTAGAGGATTTTCAGTCCTGGATACTGAATCTAAAGTTCTAGACTTTATACAGAATCCTTATAAGATGTTTCGTATTGCAAAGTATGATGACGTTGCTAATCCTGACATAGTAGAAAAAATTCAGCGAACAGATTTCAGTAAGTATAAAGACACATATGTAAAACTCGTTGTGGTGAATAAGAGTAACCCATATGCTTTCGACTTGCTATTTGATTCCATCTATAAGGTGGGTCCACTAGATATTCAAGTAATTGAAGATCCTACAGTTCTATTAGAGAATGAGGATGCTGACGAAATTGATGAAGCAGAAGATACAGTAACTATACTTAGAAAGTATATTGACGGTCTTACACTTCCAATAAATAACAACAGAATGAAAAGTTTTATGATTGATATTTACAATGAAGCCTTACAGGTTGAAACAGTATAGGAATATGATATGAAAAAACTTATACCTTGGTTAGCATTTCTTTTGATTGGTGCTATTCTTTTTGCTTTCATGATGGAATCAAGAGGCCGCAACACCATGAATGAAATCTCCTACACAGACTTTATGACGCAAGTCGAACGCAATAACATTCATGATGTTACTATCAGTGGTAATGAACTGAGTGGACATTATCAGACAGATAATAGAACATTCGTCACCCATGTAGCATCTCTAACAAATCTAATGCCAAAGTTAGAGGAACACAAAGTTCACATTACAGTAAGGTCAGATAGTAACGAGTCGTCCTTCTGGATGAATGTGTTTCTAAATCTACTTCCAGTTGTATTCTTCTTTGGTCTTTGGATCTTTCTATCACGCCGTCAAGGCTCCGGTATGGGTGGTCCAATGTCCTTTGGTAAGTCAAAGGCAAAACTACTAACAGAAGCAAACGGAACAAAGACATTTGAAGATGTTGCTGGTGTGGATCAAGCAAAAGAAGACTTACAGGAAGTTGTAGAGTTTCTACAAGATCCGCAAAAGTTTGAAAGACTTGGTGGTAAGATTCCAAAGGGTGTTCTACTTGTTGGTCCTCCTGGCACAGGTAAGACATTACTAGCAAGAGCGGTTGCTGGTGAAGCAGGTGTACCGTTCTTTAGCATTTCTGGTTCAGACTTTGTTGAAATGTTCGTGGGCGTCGGTGCAAGTCGTGTCCGTGATATGTTTGAACAAGCAAAGAAGAATGCTCCTTGCATTATCTTCATTGACGAAATCGATGCTGTTGGCCGTTCCCGTGCTAATGGTATGAGTGGTAACGATGAACGTGACCAGACATTGAATGCCATGCTTGTTGAGATGGATGGTTTCAATGACAATCAAGGTGTTATTGTTATTGCTGCTACCAATCGTGTCGATGTTCTAGACAAAGCACTAACTCGTCCTGGTCGTTTTGATAGACAGATTCAGGTTCCTAATCCAGACTTTATTGGTCGTGAAAAGATTTTGAAAGTTCACTGCCGCAAAGTTCCGATTGGTCCTGATGTTGATCTAAAGGTTGTATCAAGAGGAACACCTGGTTTCTCTGGTGCTGACCTTGCTAATCTTGTCAATGAGGCAGCACTATTGGCCGCTCGTCGTTCAAAGCGTATTGTTACCTCACAAGAGTTTGAAGATGCTCGTGACAAGATCCTAATGGGTGCTGAGCATAGAACACTATTGATGACCGATGCTGAAAAGAAGATGACTGCCTATCATGAAGGTGGACATGCTCTCGTGTCACTAAAGATGCCTGGGTCTGTTCCTATTCACAAGGCAACAATCATTCCTCGTGGTCGTGCCCTTGGTATGGTTCAGTCTCTACCAGAACGTGATCAAATCTCACAGTCATATGAAGAGATGGTTGCTCAACTAGCAATGGCCATGGGTGGTCGTGTAGCAGAGGAACTAGTGTTTGGTGAAAAGAACATTACATCTGGTGCTTCTGGCGATATTCAGCAGGCTACTAGACTAGCAAGAGCAATGGTCACACAGTTAGGTTTCTCTCCTATTCTTGGTAGAAATCAAGAGATTGGTTGAGGACGGATACCAGACTGCAAAGAAAATCCTTACAGAATACAGAAAAGAACTTGACACACTGGCACATGGCCTGCTAGAATTTGAAACTCTGTCGGGTTCTGAAATCAAGGATCTGCTAGAAGGAAAGAGACCAACAAGAGAGTTTTGATATGATTGTTTTCAATGTGATCCGCTGGAAGAACTTTCTTTCTTCTGGTAATGTGTTCACTGAAATCGATCTGGATACAAACAAGAATACTCTAATCATTGGACATAATGGTGCGGGCAAGTCTACCTTTCTAGACGCCCTCACCTTTTCTTTGTTTGGTAAGCCATTTCGTAAAGTGAACAAAGGTAATGTAGTAAATTCAATCAACAATAAGAACTGTGTGGTTGAAATCGAGTTTACGGTTAGCAACAAGCGATATAAGGTCGTTCGTGGCGCTAAGCCTAATCTGTTTGAAATCTACTGTGAAGGTAAGATGGTCAATCAAGACGCCGCATCTAGAGACTATCAAGAATACCTAGAGAAGCATATTCTACGCATGAACTTCAAGTCGTTTACGCAGGTTGTTATTCTAGGTTCAGCATCATTTGTTCCTTTCATGCAGTTGTCTGCCAATGATCGTCGTTCCGTTATCGAAGACCTTTTAGACATTCAAATCTTCACATCCATGTCTACCGTGGTGAAGAATAGACTACAAATGAACAAAGAAGGTCTAGAAAAGAACCGTGTTCTATTGACAAGCAAGAATGAGAACAAGTCTTATATTGAAAAGACTCTTGCTTCTCTTCGTGCTAACAACGAAGAAAAGTTGGATGATCTTAACATCAAGAAAGTAGAACTTGAGGAAAGACTTGCTACTGAAAAGCAAGGTGTTGCAAATCGACAGGCAATGTTAGACAAAGCACTAGAGCGTGATCTTGATTTATCACCACTAAAGTCAAAGCATTCCAAGTTGATTGGTTTCAAGGCCAAAATGGAAAACAATGTTGAACGTTTTAAGAAGGATAATACTTTCTTTGAGACGAACGACACATGTCCTACTTGTCATCAAAATATTGATGAATACTTTAAAAAAGAAACCATTGTCCATAATAACAATAAGATTGCAGAGATTGACAATGCACTAAATAAGATTGAGGAACAAATTGATTCTGTTCTAGCAGAGATTGAACATATAGATGAAGTCTTACAGAACATCAACAAGATTAAGTTGGATCTTTCATCTGCTAAGGCTACCTATAACAATACTGCTAATAATCTTCGTCAAATTGTGGAACAGATTGAATCCTTTTCCACATCGGACAAAACTACCCAAGAGTCAGAACGACAACTCCAAGTCGTTCAACATGATATTTCCTCCCTCGAAGAAGAGAAGAAGGCCCTTTTAGATGATAGACAATATATCGACATGGCGACAACTTTGCTTAAGGATGGAGGCATCAAGACTCGAATCATTAAGCAATATCTACCTATCATCAATAAGCATATCAACAAATATCTATCTAAACTGGGTTTCTTTGTTAACTTTAACATCAATGAATCCTTTGAAGAAACAATCAAGTCAAGACACCGAGACGAGTTCTCGTATAACAATTTCTCAGAAGGAGAAAAACTCCGAATCGATTTGGCGATCCTCCTAACATGGCGTCAGATTGCAAAGTTGAAAAACTCCGTCAATGTTAATATTCTTGTCTTTGATGAAATTCTGGATCGTGCTATGGACGCTACTGGTATTGACGAGTTTATAAGAATCATGTGGGATATGAGTCATGAAGGTACCAACATCTTTGTTATCTCACATAAGGACATCATGATTGATAAATTCCAAAGAACCTTGAAGTTTGAAAAGGTAAAGAACTTTTCGGTCTTGACAAACGAGTAAAAATCATATAGTATATGAGTCTAACTGAAAGGAATGGATATGTTGGACAAAGATTTAATTCGTGCCATGGCAAAGGCCGAACGTATGATGGATGAAGGAAAGATTCCGTGGGTGTGGGCACCTGGGCCCCAGGGTATTTCAGAAAGAATGGCAGTCTCGGAAGAAGTTATGGAAGATTTGGATCTGGTCACTGGTCAGAGTGTTAACACTATGATTCGAGATGCTATTCTGATTTCCAATCTACAAAATCTTGGCAAGAAACTTGAAAAGTTTGCTCAAGAAATAGAAGATAGAGAACTTAAAGATGACTTTGACTTTAGGAGCATGATGTGATATATTATGTATATGATTTGCGATACGGTTATCACCAATACAACATTGATAATCTATGGACAGGTCTCTATCAGATGGGATGGGAATGAAATTCGATAGTGAGTTCTTTTTGGAATGGACATCAACGGCGCTGGTTATTCTCGGCGCCGTTTTAACTGCTTGGAACATATATCCTCTAAATCTTGCTGTTCAGTTCGTCGGCAACGTTGGATGGTTTATTGTTGGATATATGTGGCGCAAATGGTCGCTCATGACCATACAAACAATCATTAGTATAATCTACTTGGTAGGTTTCTTAACGAAAGGGCAATTCGTATGAGATACAATCATTGGTTCTGGAATAGTTGGTTTATGAATAGAATGGCAGGATTTATTGTCTATCTAAACAACTATCTCTGGAGTAAGCAATATGGAAAAAACTGATCCACACAAAACACATTCGTATTCACACGACTACATGCTTATGACAGCATTTGACTTTGAGTTACGCAATCATATCGCCGTCAATTGTGAGAGAACAAATGAAATGGCAATCATTGAATCCTATCTTAAAGATCGTCTAAAAGAGATTAAGGAACGTTGGAAGTGAGAACTAACTTTTCACCATTCAAATCAGGTGATGTTGTAATGATCAATCGTGATTTCAAATATGTAGATCAAAGTCTTTTATGTGATGAAATATATACTATAGACCAAATGTTTTCGGATGCGGGCATCGTGACTCTCAAAGGATTTCCCAAGAACAAGACATTTCCAGAAGATGCATTTAGGATAGTGAATGATAGATCAAATTTTAATGGAGATTGTTGAAGAACAGTCCAATGAACAAGACCTAGCAGTATTATTATCGGGCGGCATAGATTCAATCTCTGTCGCCTTTGCCGCTCATAGGTTAGGTAAAACATTACACTGTTATACAATGTATGTTGATGGTGTTGTATCTAAAGATGCACAAAACGCTATCAATACTGCAAAAGAGTTTGGATGGAACATAACTGTTATTGATGTTCCTACTGACAATATAGCAAATGACTTCAAACATTTGGTAAAACATTTTAACTGTCGCAAGAAAACACAGTTAGAATGCACATGGCCATTTCTCTATGTCTATCCTAACATTAAACAGAAAGAGTTACTGACTGGATGGGGTGCTGATGGTTGGTATGGTGTTTCTAAAAGAGCATGTATGCATTTCAAAGAACCTAAAGAAAAGTTTGATGAGTTTCGCATGTCATACTTTAGTGCGCCTAATCCAGTCGGTGTAAGACAACAGGAACAGTTATGCAAAGAGTATGGCATAAAGTTTATTGCTCCATACTTTGATAAACGTGTGGAAGATTATATGATGCAATTTGATTGGTATGAAATGAATAGACCAATCCAAAAAGTTAAGGTTGTAAATGCGTTTCCTGAGTTTAAAAGAACAAAGGTAAGACGCCACGAGAATTTACAACTGGCAGCAAAGGTTCCTGACAAATTTGAGAAACTTCTTGACAATCCTGAGATTAATCTCTATAATAGAACTCGTGTCATCGATCTTGTAAGAGATTGGAGCAACGTGGGAGATACATTATTTGAAATATGAACCATACACTGTAGAAGATGTTAAGAAGGCATCTGCACAAAATAAGTTTACCGTCGTTAGTTGTTTTGCCGGCGGTGGTGGCAGTTCAACAGGTTATCGTCTAGCAGGCGGTAAGATACTTTTGATCAATGAGTTTGTTGAAGAAGCAATTGCATCTTATAAAAAGAACTATCCAGACACTCCTGTGCTTGTTGATGATATCAAGAAATACAAAGGCGCAGACTTTCTAAAGATGGCAAAGATCAACTCTGGAGAGTTAGACATTCTTGATGGTTCGCCTCCATGTTCCGCTTTCTCTGTTGCAGGTAAACGTGAAAAGGGTTGGGACAAAACAAAGTCGTATTCTGATGGAAAGACTGTAGAGAACATCGAAGATTTGTTTCTAGAGTTTATTCGCATTGCAAAAGATATTCAACCTAAGGTCATTGTTGCTGAGAACGTCAAGGGCATTACCTTTGGTGAAGCAATCAAGAAACTTAACGAGTTTGTTAAAGAGTTTGAGAACATTGGATACTATGTGACATATAAAGTAATGAATGCTGCTGACTATGGAGTGCCTCAGGCAAGAGAAAGAACAATCTTTATTTGTGTTCGTGAAGATGTAGCAGACGCAATCGGACTGCCGTTTATAAATCTATCTGGTGTCTTTCCTAAAGAATATCCGTATCAGATATCAATGGAAGATGCTATTGAAAATATAGATAATGACTCTGAGCAGGTGAAAGAACTTAGAGATTTCTATGAAGGATCATTTCAGAAAAAGTTTCTTGATCCTATTCCATTCAGACCAACAAGACATATGAAACCTAGCGATCCAGAGTTTCGTAGTTGGAATCCCAAAGCATCTTGTTTCAATATGATTAGACCTTGTCCTACTATGCCTTCTCCTACGCTTACACAGCAAGGACAAAAGAAAGGTCTATCAGGAGTGTTTCATTATGCTGAAAATCGTAAACTAACAATCAAAGAATTAAAACGTCTTATGTCTTTGCCAGAAGACTATGAACTAACAGGAACATTCGATCAACAAGCAGAACGTATTGGACGAATGGTTGCACCAAAGATGATGGCTGAAGTGGCCAAGTCAATATATGAAAATGTATTAAAACCATACAATGAGGTTTCGAAATGAGTGATTATGATTTTACGTTTGCACACCGTGAAGAAGGATTTGACAATCACATAGAAAAGTCTATTCGTGGTTACAACAATCTACATGATGATGTTGTAAATTTGTCACGGTATTATGTTGAGGATTACACAAACATAGTCGATATCGGTTGTTCAACAGGTAAGACTATTGAAACCATGGCCATTCAGAATGAAAGCATTGCACCACATGCATATTATGTTGGTGTTGAGGTTGCTAAAGGATTTTATGATGATATGACCAATCGTGTTCGGATGCTTGATCAACGTTTTCCTAATAACATTTTTGATTTTCAGTTTCGTGACATTAGAACATATGAGTTTGAAAATTGTTCACTTGTAACAAGTCTATTCACTTTACAGTTTATGCCACCAAAAGATCGTAAAGATGTTATTAAGAATATCTATAATGGATTGAATGAAGGCGGCGCATTTATCTTTGCTGAAAAGACTACAGCGGACACAGGACGTTTTCAAGATATGTTCACGTTTATGTTTTATGATCATAAGCGCAAGTCTTTCACCGAGAAAGACATCATGGATAAAGAAGTCACGTTAAGAAACATGCTCAAACCAAATACATGGGGTGAGTTAGAATATATGTTGCGACATGCGGGTTTCAGAAATGTTCAACCTTTCTGGCGTAACTTTCTTTTCGTCGGCGCAATTGCAACCAAGTGAGGAAGAATGAGTTTTTCGTTTACGCCCTGGGCACACTATTTTGATTTCTATTATCTACAATCATCCTTGGAAAGAACCGTTCATTGGGTTCTTTTTCCATTCCTCTGTTATGCTGTTTACAAACTGTTTAAGGCAATGACCAGCTAAGTCATTGATTTCTTTAGCCCTTGACAAGTGACGGGCAATTTGCTATGATAGTGAAAATCGTGAAAGGAAAACAATGACTGTTATCTCCAACTCTTCCAATTCTATGCTGGCTAAACTGTTGGCCACTGAAAATATTACGGTCCAGCATCAGTCTGGTATTAAGACTGCCATGTTTGATCTTAAGAACCGTGTTCTTATGCTTCCTGTGTGGAAAGATATCTCTGTTGACCTTGAGCATTTGCTTATTGGTCATGAAACGGCTCATGCCATCGATACTCCCCATGCGGAAGACTATAAGAAGGCATACGAAGGTATTGCCAGCCGTGTGTTCGGTGATGAACTGGATGCTCGTTTGACCAAGACCGTTAGCGGCTTCTTGAATGTTATTGAAGATGCCCGTATCGATAAGCGGCAGAAGCGCCGTTATCCTGGTCTTCGCAAAAACTATCTCCTTGGTTATAAAGAACTTGTCGAGCGTGATTTCTTCGGCACCAGTGGCCGTGATATCAATGGCATGAACTTTATCGACCGTCTTAACATCTATTTCAAGGGTGGTAACGTCAATTACAAGATTGATTTTACTCCCGAAGAAAAGGCGCTTTTGAAGCGTGTTGAAGATGTGGAGACTTTTGCGGAAGCCGTAACTCTGACCGAAGAAATCTATCGTTTCTGCAAAGGCCAGATTGAAGACCAAATGGAAAATGACCTTCAAATTGGCCTTGGTGAGCCTGGTGAAGGCGAAGAAGGAGACGAATATGATTTCAACAACCATGCTGACCGTTGGGATAACGGTAACGATGCTGGCGAAGGCGATGATGCCGACGAAGGTGATGAAGAAGGTAATGGTAAGAGTGATGCCGAACAGGGACAGGGTGATATAATACCTACTGGTTCGGGTAATCCTTCTAAGGGTGCTGGTTCTAATGGTGTTGTCAAGGGTAAGGCTCCCGAGTCTATCACCGATAGCATCTGGGAACAGAAGCGTGAGGAACTTGTTCGTGATTCCAGTGTTCAATATGTCTATATGAACATGCCTGAAATCAATTGGACAAATTGTGTTCACGACTATAAGAGAGTCCTTGATGATTGGCGTTCCTGTATCGGTAATACTAATTCAAGTTGGCATAAGCCTTTGACGCAAAAAGCGTTTGAAGACAATCGCCGTGAGATGATGGAGTGGCGTTCGAAAGAAAAAGATACCATTTCGTTTCTTGTGAAAGAGTTTGAACAGCGCAAGAGTGCCGAGATTTATTCTCGTATCTCTATCGCTAAGACTGGTATGATTGATACCAACAAACTCCATTCTTACAAGTATAACGATGATATCTTCCGTCGTTTGTCTGTCATTCCTGAAGGCAAGAACCACGGCTTCGTTATGTTTCTTGACTGGTCTGGTTCAATGCAGTTCGGTCTTCAGCATACGCTAAAGCAGTTGTTCACCCTGGTTATGTTTTGTAAGCAAATCCAGGTGCCTTTTGAGGTGTATGCTTTCAAGGACCATGTGAATGCACCGCCATTCGAGTATGGTAACACCACTAATGTTCTGCATCTCAACCATATCTGCCTTCGTCAGTTTCTTTCCTCGAAAATGACGATTTCAGAAATGAATGAGGCAATGACATTCTTGTGGTTCCTTGGTAAGGGTAATCATCTTTATGTCGATGGTATGGGTGGCACGCCACTGAACGAGGCTCTTATTCTTGCGCCTAAGATCATTAACGATTTTCGTGCAAAGTATAAACTCGAAATCGTTAACTGCATTGTTCTCACTGATGGTGAGGCTAATGGGTTCGATGGTGTAAAGAATGAAGAACCTTCTATCACTCGCAGAAAAGAATACCTTTACACGGACAAGGCGACTGGTAAAACTTATAGACTGAATCCGTATGGTCATAATGATGACACCAACGTTTTACTCCGTCTTCTGAAAGAAAAGACTGGTTGTAATCTTATCGGTTTCTTTCTGTCATCGGATACGATTACGAGACTCATTAGTCGTTTCTTCTATGGTTCGACTTATGAATATCGTCAGAAGATCCAAAAGTTCTGGAAAGATAACAAGTTCTATCCTGTCAAGAGTGCTGGTTATGATGACTATTATGTGGTCAATGCTGCTGCTCTTAAGGAAGTCGATGAGGAACTTGCTATCGACAACAGCAAGACCACGAAACAAATGGCTAAGGCATTCTCCAAGTTTGCCGCTAAGAAGTCTGTAAATCGTGTTCTTCTCCGGAACTTTATTGACCATGTAACTGGTCAGGCTAAGAAGGTAGCAGTTCCTTGATAAGGTTCGTTTTGAGTATGGTGCTATTCGTGAAATTACTCGTTCCCAGGTTAAGTCTATTTGTGAAAAGTATGATATGGCTTTTCCTACCTGGATTCGTAAAGATGCTAATCGTCAGATTGGTCGTGGTGTTTATGCTCTTCCTGAGCATGGTGCTACCGTTGCTATGGCAGCGACTCCCGCACCTGTTGCAAAAGTCAAAACTCCTCGTAAGACTGCTAACATCCAGTCTATTGTCCCTGTTACCGAAAATATGATTGCTATGGCTCCTACTGTTTCTATGTCTGCTCCTTCTACTAGCACCAATCCAGAAATTTCACTGGTGCCTGAAAAGGCTTCTGGTTATGTGCCGTTCGGTAACTTTACAGACGTTCGTGCCATTATCAAGTCTCGCAAGTTTTATCCTGCGTATATCACCGGTCTTTCTGGCAACGGTAAGACTATGATGGTCGAGCAGGTTTGCGCTCAGGAAAAGCGTGAATGTGTCCGTGTCAATATCACTATTGAAACAGACGAAGATGACCTTATCGGTGGTTTCCGACTTGTCGATGGTCAGACTGTTTGGCAGGATGGTCCTGTTATCACGGCTATGACCCGTGGTGCTGTTCTTCTTCTAGACGAAGTTGACCTTGGTTCTAATAAACTGATGTGTCTTCAGCCTGTGCTAGAAGGCAAGTCTGTGTTTCTCAAAAAGATTAACCGCCTTGTTCATCCTGAAAATGGTTTCAATGTGGTTGCTACAGCAAACACCAAGGGTAAGGGTTCAGACGATGGTCGCTTTATCGGCACCAACGTTATGAACGAAGCGTTCCTTGAGCGTTTCTCTATTACTATGGAACAGGAATATCCTGCTCAGAAAACCGAGACTAAGATCCTCAACAATGTTCTTGGTGCTTCTGGTATTGAAGCAAAAGAGTTTGTTGATAAACTGGTGACTTGGGCTGATGTTATTCGTAAGTCCTTCTATGAAGGTGCTTTGTCCGAAATCATCTCCACTCGCCGTCTCGTCCATATCTGCGAGGCTTATTCTATCTTTGGACAGAACCGTGTTAAGGCACTTGAACTGTGCTTGAACCGCTTTGATGTGGATACTAAGAATGCGTTTATGGAACTCTATAAGAAAGTCGATGAGACCATCGATCCGGCTCCTGTTTCGGAATCGGAGACAACCCCTGTGGGTGAAGAGGTGGCTTTTTGAAGGTCTCTTCTAGAGGGTCCTGATCCTCATTGGTGGAAATGTGGATATCAATCTGACTTGATGTTCCTTCTAGAAATGGGAAAAAGATTTAAGGACCAACCAAAGCATTTGAATGCATTGGATCTCCTCTATGCGGAGTGCCTCAACAAAAACCCATAACAAGAATACCCGTGTATAATAAAATGATGCTGGTGGTTATACACGGGTCCTTTCCTTTCACGACCACCAGCATCAACAACCTTGAATGGAGAATATATAATGGCTACTGCTCGTAAGACTCAGATTGAAAAGATTGAAAACGTCCTTCGCAAGTATAACACCGGTGCTGGTGTTACTGCTGATAAGGTTGCTTCACTCGCTCGTGTTCCTCGTGAGAATGTTTCGAAGCGTGTTTCCGATCTTCGTGAGTATTATGATATCTATACCAACTATCGCATGGTGAATGGTAAGCGCACCGCTTTCTATCGCTTTGCAGGTTAATATCTAAAAAGTTTACTATATAAGGCGTGGGTGTAGAAATGCATCCACGCTTTTCGTGTATGGAGAATAATATGGAAATTAAAGTTTCTACTGATGAATTGAGAAAGAAAAAGTTATTTGTTGCTACACCATGCTACGGTGGTCAGTGTCTTGGTCTTTATACAAAGTCTATTCTTGACCTACAAGCAACATGCATTCAATATGGTATTGAGTGTCGCTTTTCTTTTATCTTCAATGAATCCCTAATCACCCGTGCCCGCAATTATCTTGTTGATGAATTTCTTCGATCTGGGTGCACCCATCTTCTATTCATCGACGCAGACATCCAGTTCAATCCTCAGGACATTCTAGCACTCCTGGCTCTTGATCTTGATATCGCCGGCGGCCCGTATCCTAAGAAATCTATTAACTGGAGCAACATTGCAAAGGCTGTAGTTAAAAATTGTGAGACAGACACAAACAACAGCACTGTCAAAATTCGAGACGGTTTCAATATCAATGAATTAGATCAGATTACAGGAGACTATGTGTTTAATCCTGTGCCTGGCACAACTACATTCAAAGTCACTGAACCTGTTGAGGTGCTAGAGATTGGTACTGGTTTTATGATGGTCAAGAAAGAAGTCTTTCCAGTTTATGCTGAAAAGTATCCAGAACTTCATTATAAGCCAGATCATGTTGGTCAAGCACATTTTGATGGTTCTAGATATATTCATGCTTACTTTGATACGATCATTGATCCAGATTCGCATCGTTATCTTTCAGAAGATTATATGTTTTGTCAGAATGCTCGTAAGATTGGATATAAAATCTGGCTATGTCCATGGATGAAGACTACACACGTTGGAACATATGCATTCCAGGGTGATCTTCCTGCGGTTGCTGCTGCTACA